TAAAGAATTTTATTCTCAAACATTATCATTAACTTCCTGTCCAAAATGTAAATATATTACAACCAATCATGAACCTATGATGGTTATCAGTTTAACTTTAAAACCTGACTATTCAAGTATTTATGATTGTTTCGATGAATATATTAAAGAACATAGTCTTGATACAAGTAATTCATGGAAGTGTGATCGTTGTGAACAAAAGGTATGTCCTCATAAAAAAGTTAATTTTTGGAATTTATCTCCTATTTTAATTTTACAAATCAAACAATATCGTTTGAATAGTAAATTAAATAAACATATTTCCTTTCCGGAAACATTGTCTATGAAAAAATTTTGTTTAAACTTAAAAAACCATAATTTAAATTATTCTTTATCAAGTATTTGTATTCATAGTGGTGGATTACACGGAGGACATTATTATGCAATGTGTAAAGATTATGTAAACAATCAATGGAATATCCACAATGATTCATCTGTCTCATCAACCAAATTACATAATGTTCTCCAACAAACTCCCTATTGTTTATTTTATACAAGAAATACTTAATTATTTTCCACCAGCCATATCATTCCTTACCATTATCCATTCTTTTCCATTAGTCCCCTCATGGGTTTTCCATAAGTTCCCATCATTTCCTTTCATAGTTACATCTAACGGGACACATTCGGGACAATACCCTAAACCTTCCGGACTGGGTTCTTTCCCCGTATATTTCTTTTTTTTATCACAATTACAATTCCCTTTCATTATTTTACTTGGGGTTCTTTGTTTTCTTTTTGACCGTCTGTTATCCTTGCGAGTGGACCTTCTTTTTATTCTTTGGGTTGGTTTTCTACGAGCATTCCTTGGAACTCTTTTAATCGAGCGACGGACGGTTCTTTTTTTTGAAGACTTACGAGATGTTCTTTTTTTCTTCTTTCTGGTTTGTTTTCCATCCCCTTTTTGAAAATGAGAAAAGGGGACAGAACCTGCTATTTGGTGAAAACTTTTCATATATATTATTATACAATAAATTAATAATATTCATCATCTATATCAAGTTCATCTTCATGTTCAGGGATATCAGATGTATCCATAATATTACAAGTAGAGGTTAGTAATTGTAATATCTTATCAGAGGTTTCATTCTTTCCTCTAAAAAATTGGAAACCTTGTGCGTCAGACATATCTCTAAGTTTTATAAATAGATCAACAACTTGACCACCATATTTGGTAGATATATAATCGATCTCTTCATAATCGAGAGAACACGGAGGATATTTATCTTGAAACATACAAATATAAAAATGTAGACTGAATATTTCGGGGTCAATATTGAGAATCAAATCTTCGGAAGAACTAATGAATTGATAGAATACTTGTATCATATCATCTAATATGTCTTTATTAGTTGAAAAGGAAAAAGTAAGAGGTTTTTTTAGTAACCATCGGACAAGTTTATGGTTCATTTAAAAAAATAGCATTATTTATTTTTCTCCAGAAAAACGAATAGTTGTTGTTCTATCATTTTAATTGGAAGAGATGTATCAATATAGATTGTATCTGGAGGTAATTTCAGATTACCTGTTTCAGATTCGTGATCCATATTCTTAATATGATTATTAAAATCATCAGGATATAATTTTTTAATTCTTTCTATTCTATCTTTTAGAGGTGTTTTAAGACAAATAATTTTCCAATCGGATGTCAAAGCATCTAATTCATTTTGGAACCTTAAATCATCAATGACACAATGTTTTCTTCGTTTTGTTTGTTTTAGAATATAATTAATCCATACATTCGGATTAATTTGTTTCATTAAACTTCCGATTTCAATTAATAAAGTTCTATCTTTATGTTTCATATCAAATAATTCAGAAGCAATATCTTTGATTTTTTGCCCAAAAGAAAATATTTGATATCGTTTATCAATACGTAAAATCATGTTCGCGATTGTTGATTTCCCTGAACACATCGGTCCATGGATAGCAATCTTCATTTACACTATATTAATCCTTATATTTTAAATACCTATAAACATCTAAGAATTGATTCTATTTTTTTTTCGTTTTCATTATTCGTTTGTTTGTCGGGAATATTCATTAGGTAATTTCCTTGAGGGAATTTTGGAGTTTTTACTGGGTGTGCCCAACCGGAATATTTATCTTTTATTAATTTCAAATGATTGTTCTTTAATAAGAATTCTTGCCTTTCTTTACGTGTTAATAAAATTCCGTGTTCAGCCTTCTTTGCTATAAATGAACCATAACTCATGGATAATTTTGCTGGACATTTCATCCTTTGTTTCATTCTATAGTTATATCTATGTATTTTGATTTTAAATCATTTATCTACCCGCTGGAACAGCTTTGAGACCTTTGGGTCTCCAGTCTTGTGGGATACAAGACTTTTCAAAATTATATAATTTTCCATCGTAACATCTGGGTTGATAATGTGCATCTGCTCTACCTGCTGTTAATTGATATCCTTGATGACATAAAGGTGGTTTTAATTGTTTCTGAGCATCTCTACAGGTATTTTGTGATTTAATAGCAGTATTACATATTTTACGGATATATGTTTTCGGATCACCTTTAATAGATCTTGATAAACTGATTGGAAGACCATTCGGATCAAAATATTGTTTCGGACCACATTGTTTTTGACAGACTTTCTGGGGTTTTTGTATAAATTGTCCTTTTTGGATTAATTTTCTATCAAAATCATTTAATAAATCATAACCAGCATTACAAATAGAACAACTTGTTCCACCATTTGTTAAACACTTATTTCCAGTGTTCCCTTTCCCATTTGGACATTTACAGACATTAATATTACATTTTTTATTTAATAAATGATATCCTGGATTACAAGAGATACATTCATTTTCTTGTGTTCTCTGTGATTGTTTAGGCATTGTTCCATTTTGACATTTTCCTCCATAAGCAACACATTGATTATTTTGTAATTTATATCCTGGATCACATCGAATACAATGGGTTCCTCCATTTGTTTGACATCGCGCATCAGGAGGTTTCGGCGCCGTTCCATTCGGGCATATACATTTATTCATTAAGCAATCTTTACTTGATTTATTATGTGTATATCCTGGATTACAAGAAATACAAGATTGTGTAAAAGAAACACCACTTTTCATAACTTTCGGTTTTACCCACTGTGTACATGAGTTAGGAGGAGTAGGTTTTCCTACATCTATATAGGGTTGTGTCTGTGACTTACATTGACAATTATTCTGAACACATAAACATCTTGTTTTCTTACATTCATTTACAGTTGCGGTTTTTGCACTTGAATAATCTAATTTTCCATTAATACGTTTGCTATCTGACGATTTAACTAATCTGTATCCAGGTTTACATTTGGAACACTGATCATTCATAATTCGGTCAGAGATGTTTGAAAATCCATAACCTGTTTTTAAAATAGTTAATTTACCATTTACATCTAATTCATGACATCTATCTGACCATGGTATACACTTTCCTGTCCCTGTATTTGAATCAATGGTTAATTCATATCCTTGAGGGCACTCTCCACAAGAATTATCACCATCTTTGACACATTTCGCACGATTTTTATTATTACCTGTCCATATTGTATATATATCATAAGGTTGTAATTGGTTCTTCAAACAGTGGGGTGTTTGGGGAGTTTTCTGACATAAAGCAGAAACTTTATCCCCTGTTATCCTATCCGAAGCAGGTTTTGAACCAACGACATTTTTCCCTTTATATTGACATATACAAGTATTTGGTTTACATTTACCAGTTTTATCCTGTAAAAATCCAGGGGGACATCCTGAACAATCACTATTATTTTTATCTTTTGGATCTCCTTTGGGTTTATGAATATAACATCTTTCTGTAACGGGTATGTTACCCCATCCAGATCCATCAGATAAAGCTCCTCGTTTTGCTTTCCGTTTTTTATCTTTACAAATACATTTATTTGGTAAACAAATACAAAGGTTCTTCTTACATTGATCAATAGTAGCAGGGGGTTGATCATCTTTCTTAATTCCATCAGTTAGTAAACGTAAATGGTATCCTTGATCACAGACACCACATTGTTTATTCATAATACGTGTATATTGATTATTTCTATCTTTCATAGGTATTAATTTACCTCCCTTACATGCAGCAGATTTCAAACATAGACGATCATTTTTTGATGTTGGAGCTTTACTCTGATATTCATTTAATTTACATTGGGTATGGGCTTTACAAGTTGAACTATCTGGTTTAAGAGAAAATTCTCCCGCTGGACACGATTTACAGACTTTTTGATGAGTTGTTAAATGTTTCGATGGATCCCAAGATACACCTTTAACTGTCTCTGTCTTTTGTCCTGGGACACACTGTAATGGTTTCTGTAAGATACATTTATTAAGGTTTCTATAATCAGTTTCATCTTTGGGGGAATAAGTTTGTTTACTTATTTTACAATTCACACATTGTTTAATTACGGTTCTATCAACCAGATTATTTTTCAGAGATTTGAGATCAGTTTCTTGTCCTCGTTTACATAATTTTTGAGAAATACAATTCTGTCCATCACCATATTCTCCAAATTGACAATCATTACAAGTTCGTGAGTAACCTCTATTACCTGATAAAGGTATATCTATTGTTTTTTGTCCGATTTTACACGATGGATTTTTGACACATACACGATTAGTAGATGAAGTTCCATCATTCTTAACATAAGGTTTTTTTTCTATGGTCGCCGTAGAACATTTTGTTAATGGAAGACATTTAGGGGCGATCCCTTGTTTAATATTTTGTGGCTTTCGTGGGGGCATATATTCTCCGGTTTTACAAACAGTCGATTTTACACAAATATTTTGTGAGTTAAGATAATATCCTGGTTTACATGATTTACATAATTCAGGAAGACTTCCATCCGCTTTTACAACACAGCGTGAGTCAGGTGAATTAGCTGTTACAATTGGAGTTCCTTGTTTACAAGGACACATATTTACTTGACAATTATTAACATTCAATGTCCCTTTATTACATTTCGCAATATTATTTGATAAAGAATATCCCTTCTTACATTCTATCTTACATGAACTTGTGTCCATTAATGAAGTTCCACAAGTACCACTCTGAAGTGTATTTGTTTTTGTTTTATTAATATTATAATTAAGATTTGGAGGAGATTTCAAAAATGATTGAACATCGCAAATATCTGGTGTACATTCGCATAAGTTTTTATTACAGAAACCTGGGACTGCTGCTTTTTGTAATGCTTTTTGATACTCAGAAATTTGTGAGCTTCCAGATAATTTTTTAATTTTATTTTTATCTGATGTCAAGATTAATTTAAACCCTTGATTACATGTTCCACAATGATTTTCAAACTTCCTTAAATGTTGTTTGAATACTGTTCCATTTTTACAAGTCCCACCATATGGATTACACTGTTTATTTAATCCAAGTTTGAACCCAGCTTTACAGGTGCCTGGTTTACATATGTTACCTTGATGAATTGTACATTGGTTCCCTATTACAGGTGTCCCATTGGGACAAACACATGTATTCTTGACACATTTCGGAGGTTTTGTAGTTGAATCCCAATGTTCAGATTGATTACATTTTATACAATCACTGGAATTATGTTTTGTACACCGGTTCGCAGCTATTAAAGCATTGTAAGTTTTCGCTCCACTACCAGTACCTGTACAAGTTGGTGGTTTGATACATTTATTAGGGACACAAATACATTGTTCTTTGATACAATCCTTATTTGTTTTCTCTGGAAGTTTATAGACAATATCTAAGAAATTCTTTACAACAGTTACACCTTTTGTTTTTAGGTCATATTCTTTCTTTGAAACAAGATGATACCCTGTATCACAAGAAACACATTGATTTGACAATGTTTGTATGGATTTTTGAATTAATTGGAAATTACCACCCGTCCCAGAGATGAGTTTTAATCCACTCGCACTTGGGTTTTTATTTGGAAGATAT